CGCCTGTGTTGGTCGTTATATCGCCCGTGTTGGTTGATATTTGACGTTGTGTTAGTGGCTACTTGTGTCGAATTTTCGTTACCGTCTTTCGGTTTGCGCTTTCCATCCATCTAGTAAATCTAAGTGTAGGCGTACCATTCTCGTTAAAAAAATCCTCTCTACGCCTGGGGACGAAAATAGTCATTATTGATTGCCTAGTTCTGGCGTTGCCGCTACTCGTATCAATGTTGCTCTAACGGGGTCTGTTACTGTAAATCGGATTGTTCGAGAATTAGGAAAACGGCCTTGTCTATTCCAGACCGTTTCATGCCCATAATCACCAATAGCGCCAATTGAACGACTGAACTCTGGTGAAAACGTGCGACCGCCATCGTCTGAGTAGTCCATCCTAACAATAGGATCTGAACCTTGCCCAGTAGTCAAACCAGTACCCGCTTCAAAATCAGCTTCAAGCTCGCCTGCAAAGATTTTGGCGCCATCCTGTGACATTGGTTTTAAAGCCGCTTGCCTAAATACCTCTTCTGTATATTCAGTGTAAACATTATCAACTAATTCGCCTATGCGCCCGTCTAGCGAGTCGCCTACTAATAACTTACCATAAACCTTTATGATTGCATTAACGCGCCAAGGCGCATCTGTAACGCCCGTTTGAAACTCAAACCAAACTGCTGTACCTGATAGAGCCGATGCAGTGCCATTATAGACAAATGTTTTACCCGCAATTCGTGCAGAATTAAACGTAAATATAGCGAAGAATTGGCCTTTTTTGGCAAATGTCATACTATATGCGCTTTCAATTTCTTCTTTGGTAAACTTTTGTATTGCGGTATCTATTGCATTAGTTGATATTTTGGTTGCGCTTGAGCTAGATGCTTGACGCCAAATTGCTGTTAATTCGTTTTCACCGCCACCAATAAACATATACGTATTATCAAACTTAACAACACCATATTTACTGTGTGCGCCTTTTTGAGTAAATGCGCCTGATATAATTTGCAATGGAAAATCAGCGCCCCCCGATATTCCTAAATACTTCCGTTGTTTTAGATCCAATAATTGACAATTCGTCATGGTCTACAACCTGAGTAACTATTCTATCTGGGTCGCCTTCTGCGCTTCCAAAATCTAAAGCGTCAAATACCAAAGGTGCGTTTAAGTTTGATACAAATAATTGCTTGCCGTCCGTAGTCGTAAATACAAAATAACCGCGATAAAATACAACGGTATCTGATACTTGAAAGTCTGGGTCTGTTATCTGGGTTAGTGTGTTAGCTGTGAAAACATAACCAACCTCACCAGGAACAACAATTACTAACTGAGTGCCATTGTCAGCCATTGATACTCTAACAGTGCCTTGTATTGTGCCTATCTCTGCAATGACGTTACTAGTGCTTATTGTGACTAACTTAGTGCCTAATACAAAGTACGGTACACCATCAACTACCCACGCACCGCGACAAGCGCCCAATGTTGATATTGCTAGCTGATTTATACCGCTTGGTTGCATTAATGATGCTTGAGTTAATGCGCCACCTTCTGCAACTGTGGGTATCCAATTAATACACCGTTGACTAGATATAGGTGCGCTTTCGCTTTGGTAAAAACCTAGTGGTATAGGCAACGCTATTCTAGGCATTTAGAAATTACTCTTTTTATTTTGTGGGAAAAACCTTTGATCATAACCATCGCAATGATTACCGCTGCCCATTGGTAAAGTGTCGGGATATGCAATTGTACTTAAATCAGTAATAGACGCCAGTAAGGTGTCCATTGTGCCACTTGCTAAGGCCGCCAATGCAGGGCTAACAACCTTTTGATAAGATGGTGCTAACCTGATAGCTAGATTGTATTTAGCAGCGCCTATTGCACCTCTATCTAGCTGTACGGTATCATCACCGTTTAATACTTCATTAAATGCAGGTGTAATGCCAATATCAGCCCATGCTGTCATCATGTCATTAAATCGTCTAATGCCTGACTGTAATTCATCGTTAGTTAAAGTAACTTCGGCGGTCTTAACGCCTATTTCTTCAAAAGCATCTTGTACAATTTCGCGTAAAGTAGTCATTAGCTGTTACCTATTAATTCTCTAACCTGTTTACGTATGTCTATTAATTTTTTCTACGGTCAATATCAACATTAAAATGCTTTAGAGCATAATCTTCTAATTCCTGCTTGGTTGCAATATTGATATTCAACTCACCGTTTAATCTACCCTTGACTCCTTCCATCGCCTCGCCTAATACCTGAACAGCGCTTGCGTCAGTTTCATCAATACCAAAGTCTTTAATCTTTGCGAATGTCGCTGGTGTGTCTGACCATCCCTTAGTTTTGTACGCTTCAAATTCACTTTGCGGTACGATTTTAGGGTCTTCGGTTTTGTGGTATATCCACGTACGGTATATTTTAGGCATTTTCAATCCCTCTTGAAGTCGATTAAGTATAACACTTTTCTATCATAAACAAAAAAGGCTACCGTTTAAAGTAGCCTTTCTATATACACTATTGCTTAAACTAGACTAAGAAGTTGTTCTAACCGCAAAATCTGGGTTAAGTGCATCTACACCAAACAAAATATCAAAGCGGTACATAGTCGCATCGTTAGTAAAGTCATATTGACGAACCGCACGAATTGAAATATTACCGAATGATTCTCGGCTTGCTGTTGCTCCATCTTCTGGCAAATCAAGAGGCGCCATAGCCAAAGTGATCGCGTTTTGATGGAATGCTAAGTTTTGCTTATGGCTTGAGCCACTTGCGCCCGTCTTTACAGTAATAGCCGCGTTGTTAGCGGGTGAAGCAGCAACCGTTTGATATGGCCCACTAATTATAATAGGTGGCGATATGGTTAAGGTTGCTGGGCCAGTACTTGCACCACTGTTTGCGTCTGCTGTTACAACGAATGTTTGCAAGTCGCCAGTATCTTGACGTGTTTTGCGGTTAACAGAGTTACAACCTGCAATAGTAATGACATCACCTGCCAATAAAATATCAGTTGTGCTGTTAGTCCATCCATCAGTAACAATAGTTTGTGTCCATGTGTCACCGCTTGCCGCGTAAGTTGTTTCCTGAGTAGCGCCATTAACTAATGGAGTACCAGTAGCAACACCAACGGTATGAAGTGCTAAAGATTGGTTTCATACAACATGAATTTGCTGTAACGACCAATAGCCGCTTCTTCAATCGCTTTCTTAGCAATCTCAGTAGGGAAAACAGATTTAAGGCCGTCTGCCAATGCTAATGAAGCATCTTCGTCATAGAATGCACACCAGCGAATGTTCATAGGTGTACCAAGCTTAGTAAGTACTTTAGCCGCTGCGCCAACTTCTAAAAAGGTCGATGGTGCTGTGCCTGGAGTACCTACAAAATTACCTATTTTTTTGTAGACTTGAGCGATTTCACTTTCAACCGCTTGAGCCAATTCAGCAGCAGCAGGCTGTACAAAACGTTGTGTAAAATCTTCGACACTTAATGTTAAATCTTGCGAAGTAACAGCAAAGTTTACTTTTTTACGCTTATCAAGCGTCATTGTAGCTGCACGTTCTTCGATGTCTGGAGTAGCTGAAATAACTGCGCCATCACTAGCGGCAAACATTACAGGTCTACGCACGTCAATTGAAGCGCCTACCTTGCGAAATTGTCCATCTAATTGGCGATCAACTTTCGCCCCCATTTGCAGAGCGTTTGAAAACTCTTTTAGCAGTAATCGAGTTACTAGCTGTGTATTTTTAAAGTTATTAGCCATTTTATTTATTCCTTAGACCAGTTAACCGTATTTAGCCATCCAATCACTCATTGACATTGTATCGCCTATGTCTGACTTTAAGGCCGCCCCACTTCGTAGGGTTTCTATCGGCTCTGGTGCTGCACTAGTTTTAATTTCGGGTTTAGCCGTAAGTTTAATAGAAAGTTTGCCAATCTCCATAAGTGCCATTGCTGGTGTCATGCTTGCAAGCTCTGCGGCTTTTTCTGCATTCTCTGGGCTACCTAAATGATAAATCATTTCTGCGCCCTTGTCATAACCCATCAAGGCCGATGCTACTCCTTCGGGTAAGTTAGGTATGGCATTCGCTCGCTCGTTAAAGTCTGCTTTGCCTAGTCCTTTTACCTGCGCGCTAAAATCATCACTGACCTTTTGCGCTGCATCTTTTTGTTGCTTGGCTGTCAATTCGCGTTGCTGTTCTGCTAAAGCTTGCTTAACCCCTTGTGCGACATTGTAATCATATGTTGCCTTATCAAAGGCGTCATCGTCATAGTCAATGTCTGGGTCGTCTAGTTTCGGCTTTTTCAATTCATTTTCTGAATTAGCGGCCTCTAGTGCATCTATTCGCTTTTGCAATTCATCAGCACGATTTTTTTCTTTATACTTATCGGCTGTTACTTTGTCGATACGCTTTTGAAATCCATCAACAGGTGGTTTTTTCAACTTCGGTCGTTTCTGGCTCTGGCGTATCTACTTCTTGTGTAGTGGCTGAATCTACTTGCGCGGGTTCTTTGCTTTCTTGTTCTTCGGTTTGATCAAGTACCTCATTAACAAAATCGTCCAAATCACTCACTGGTGCAGCTTGTTCTTTATCTTTCACTTTAAAACACCTTTACGGTTGATTAACATCTTAGCCCCATTTGATGGCAATGGGTTAGCCATGTGTATATATTACTAAATATTGGTCAGTTTGACAAATTAACTAACAGACGGTTGCTGAACGGTTAAAACTTGCTTTAAATTTTCGCGCTCTGCATTTTCTTCGGTAGCAACAGCGTCTTGAATAATGCTTGCTGTTTGTTCACTGTTTGCGCCCTCGTCAATTAACTGCTGGCTTTCTGCAATAATGTCTTTTTGCTTAATTACCATTTGTCTATCATATTCAGTTAATGGAATGCCTAGTGCTAATTGCTTAGTGTAAGTTTCAATTAATTGGTTGTAAGCGTCCACTAACGCACCGTGCGACTTCGCTTTAGTTTCGATTGTTTTGGCGTCTTTTTCTTCAATCTCTGCCATTAACTTTTCAGTCTGCATGGCTATATTAGTCGTAATAGCCTCTTGTTGTGGGTCTGGTGCTTGTTGTTGGTCAAGTCCATAATCTTTAATCTCTTGCTCTGTTGGCTCAATTGTACCGTTTTTATCATCACCTTTCTAACGCGTTTCGTTAGTTCTTTAGTCTCTAAGTATTGGCAAGTCTTTAGCTACTAAATCCATTGCTAACGCTTCAAATTGTGGTGACGTTGCAATCAATTCAAGTATTTGCTGTGCTGATTCTTGGCGTTGTGTTGCAAATGCG